ACTTTAGCATTAGTTATACTATCGTCAGCTAGTTTACCTGTGGTTACATTAACATCAGCTATTTTTGAAGTTGTTACTGCATCATCGTTAAGTACGTTACTTGTTACTTTAGTTAAAGCCATTTTTTTATTATTTATATTTTATACTGCTCAAAATGTTATTGTTCCTGTTCCAGCTGTGAATACTGATATTTTATCCGATCCCTCTGTAAATGGTGAACCGCTTGATTGTGTTAAACCAGTCCCTACATTTATTGTGTATGTGTTTGGATACCGCAATATAACTACTCCAGAACCTCCACCGGTGCTATAAGCTGAAGGACAACCACCAGCTCCACCATTACCGCCTCCTGTATTTGCTACACCAGCTAAAGGAGCTGTTCCTGGGCAACCCGCGCCACCGTTTGTGCCACCTCCAAGACCACCAGAACCAGGAGTAGCGCCTGATGCCTCGACAGATCCTCCGCCTCCACCAGCATAATAAACATCACTACCAGACACTTGGCCTACAGAGGCTGTTGCTGCATTTGTTGAATTTAAAATATTTACAGCTAACCCTACACCACCATTACCTGGTGTAGTATTATTTGTTACATTACCTCCAGCACCACCAGCACCACCGCCACCTGCAGTCGTGTAGTTTGGCGAACCAGAGCCAACGGTTTTATAACCCCCAATATATCCTTGAGTTGGGTTTACTACATTTCCTAAAGTAGCGGTACCAGACCCACTGTTTCCAGCACCCCCTCCAGATCCACCAGTACCACCACCATGATCTGTACCTACAGGACCACCTGTATTATAAGCGCCACCATAACCACCTCCTGTAGAAGTAATTAAACTAAAAATAGAGTTTGATCCAGGGTTACCAGGATTTGGGTGAGATACCCCTGCACCTCCACCGCCTACTGTTACTGTGTAATTAGTTGCTGCACTAATATTTAATACATTTTCTGCAGATCCACCACCACCGGTTGTAGAGCCATAAGATGTTCTCAAACCTCCGGCACCACCTCCTCCACCAGCAGCAGCTCCAGAAGATCCACCCCCAGCAACCACTAAGTAATCAACTGGTATTGTGGTTTGTGCGGTTGTTTCAAATGTAATATTACCTGTACCTGATGGAAATGTTGTTACCTTATATGTTCCATCCGTTGAAGTTGATAAATTAGGTAAAGTTGCTGAGTGATGTATAAAATAAGCTTGAGGATATCTTAATATCACAATTCCAGAACCACCATTACCTCCTGGAGCATTTGGGTAACCACCTCCTCCTCCTCCACTTGCAGTATTTACTGCCGCGTTGCCTGGAGCGTCTGTTCCGCTTCCTCCATTTGTGCCTCCATCTGTGCCTGAACCACCAGTCCCATTAAAAGCGCCTCCACCGCCACCACCAGAATAAGTAACTGATGATCCTGTTATAGAAGTAGCTAAACCACTCCCTCCATTTCCTCCTGTAGAGCCACTTGCATTTCCTCCGACTGAGCCAGCTCCACCGCCACCTCCTCCAGAGCCATAATTATCTTGTCCGCCAGTTGTTGTTCCGGAGCCTCCTCTATAACCATGTATTACAGGAGATGTCACAGCAGCTCCCCAATTACTTGTTCCTTGCCTTGGACCACCACCACCACATCCGCCAGCAATTCCAACCCCTGAATATTCTTGTGAGGTTCCACCACCTATAGATGTTATAGTACTAAAAACAGAATTTCCTCCGTTTGTTCCATTTGTAACGCTACCAGTTCCCTGTTCAGTAGCACGGGCACCTCCTGCGCCTACAGTTACAGTATAATTTGTAGAACCGTTTAGATTTAAAGATGACTCAGCTGATGTTCCTCCACCCTGTGTTGTTCCATAAGATGTTCTAAATCCGCCGCCGCCGCCGCCACCACTGATTGCTGCGCCACCCCCGCCACCTCCAGCAACTACTAAGTAATCAACTGTCAAAGGTGGTGCGAGTGATAATCCAGATATAGTTAAATTCGTATTCAGAAAGTCAGCCCCTGGAAATACACCGGATAAAGTAACTGTTAATACATTACCCGTCGCAGTTCCATTAATACTTTGTGTCGCTGTTATACCTGTAGGTAATCCTGCTATAGTAGCCGTCCCACCAATTACTTCACCAGCTTTAGTTGCTGTAAAAGTTGTTGTTGGAAAACTACTACCAGGTGTCCCAGTTGAACTTTGAGGGTTAGGTTGAGTGTAAGTAAGGCCTTGCCCTGTTGGTGTAGCCCATGAAACAGTATGTAATTCTGTATTAGCTCCCCAAGACATGCCACCATTACCATCGCTTACTAAAACTTGTCCTGCAGTACCGTTATCTGATACTCCGTAAAATTGTCCTGCCTTAGGTTTAGTTTGAGCCATTTAATATTTTTTATGATATTTTATCCCACTCTTGATTTTCTTCATCCCATTTATAGCGATCTCCATCATCTGGATAATCCACAGGTGATTTCCATGTACAAGATGCTTCATCTAGCAACCAACTCGGGAAAGGTTTTGGTGGAATAAAAGCATCTCTACCAAAATCATAAGTATACCCTATCCCTGCGTAATTTTTTCTAAAAGGGGTGCCTCCATCTAAGTGTACGCCCCCCTGTGTATTATAAGAAGTTCTTTTACAAACTTGTTTTCTTACATCTTGGTACTGTAATTCCCAATTTGTATTTGTATTGCCTTCGTCTTTACCTACTATTACTTCGGTTACTACGTTAGCCATATCTAAAAATGCGTAATGTGCCATATTATTAGTTAAATTGTATTGTTCCTGTTCCAGCGTTTGTAAAGGTTGTTATTTTATCTGAACCTGATGTAATAGTTGTTCCAGATAATCCGCTTATAGTGAATGTATTTGGATAACGTAATATAACTACTCCAGAACCTCCAGTAGCACCTCCTCTAATATTATCAGCTCCACTTCCACCACCACCACCGGCACCACCGCCAGTATTAGCTACACCATTATTTGATGATGCAATAGGCCCAGTATTTATACCTGTTCCTCCACCACCTTGGCCACCAGCTCCAACTTGAAGAGCAGCATATGAACCACCGCCACCACCGCCGGCGTAGAATGTAGCTGTGCCTGTTATAGAATTTGATAATCCATCACCTCCGTCAAAACCTCCTGCACCTGTTGCAGAATCTCCAACTGCACCAGCACCTCCACCTCCTGCTGAACTATCCGTAGTCGTATGAGAAGAACCACCAGCATATCCCTGAACGGGGCTTACTGCCTTACCTCCATCCTTAACAACAGAGCCACCTCTTGATCCACCTCCACCGGAACCACCATCTCTACCAAGTTCCATATCCGGAGTTTGACCACTTATACCTGTACCTCCACCACCGCCTCCTGTAGAGGTAATAGTAGCAAAAACAGAATTGCTTCCATCTCCACCTACGGCATAACCATAAGGGGCAGAACCTGTTCCAGTTGGTGTAGGTGTGGTTCCTCCAGCCCCTACTGTAAGAGTATAATTTGTTGCTGTTAATAACGATAATGAAGTTTCAGCTGAACCTCCACCTCCAGTGGTACCATATGAAGTCCTATATCCTCCAGCACCGCCACCGCCACCTTCATTACTACCACCAGAACCACCACCAGCAACTACTAAATAGTCTACTGCTACTGTGTTTTGTGCGGTTGTTTCAAATGTAATATTACCTGTACCCGCTGCAAATGTCGTTACCTTATCTGTTCCAACTGTTGTAGTTGATAAATTGATTAAAGTTGATGGATGGTGTATAAAATAATCTTTAGGATATCTTAGTATAACTATTCCAGAACCACCAGCTCCACCACCATAATATATACTTGGAGGATAAGAATAACCTCCACCACCACCACCAGATCCACTATTAGTTGTAGCATGAGTACCACGTGGTGTTAATGTTGCAGTTCCAGAACCACCCCCAGCTGCACCAGTTCCTGGTGTTAAAACACCTGCAGGTTTACCTGGCCCACCACCACCACCTGCTCTTGTTACAGATGATCCTGTTATAGATGAAGCAAGTCCTGCTCCCCCATCTCCAGAAGTATTAGTTCCTGTACCATTGCCTCCAACACCTCCAGCTCCACCACCACCTGCACCGGGATAACCTGAAGCTGATGGTTGTCCATTTCCTCCAGCATATCCTTGATTTGCTGTTCCTGCGGCTCCATTAGATTGACTTCCTGATGATGCACCTCCACCTCCAGAACCTCCAGTAGTAGCCACGGAATTACTATGACCAGCAGCACCACCACCCCCTGTTGATACTATAGTTGAAAAAACAGAATTAGAACCACTGTTTCCATTTAAAGTATATGCTCCATCTGCTGTTGCAGCACCCCCAGCACCAACAGTTACTGTATAATTAGTAGTTATATTTAATGTAAGAGGAGTTTCCGTACTTGCCCCTCCACCAGACGCTTCAGATCCAAAAGAATTTCTATAACCTCCTGCTCCACCACCACCACCAAGGGTTGCGCCACTACCACCACCTGCTATTACTAAATAGCTGACAACTAAAGGAGCAAGATTTGATTCAATATTATCTGCATTCCAACCCTTTGTTGTGTCTTGGTAGACTAAAGTACATGTGGCAAAATTCGTAACACACCTAAAAGCATCCGTAGACCCTTGAATTTTTTCTGATCCATTTGAATTTATAATTAACTTATTAGTACCAAATGTGCCAGCATAATCTTGAATAATAACTTCATTACCCGCAACACCTGCTGGTAATGTAACCGTTACTTGTCCTGAAGTAGTATTAACAAAATAACCTTTTCCAGCTACTGCTGTAAAATTACTTGTCTGGATAGTACTATCCCATTCAGTACCAAAAGTTCCGTCAATTAAGTTTTTTGTTAATTTTGTTAATGCCATTTATTATGGTTTTGAAGGTTTTGTATCTGGAAAATTTTCTGTTGATGGCCAATCTCTTAATTCTTGTCTATATGTTAACCATTCTGCATACTTAGGATAATCACTTAAAGGCACAATCCAATCTGTGCTTGCTAATTCCATATTTCTCCAAGATCTTGCGTCTGCTTCTTTTTCTTCTTGTGATTTATTTGGAGGACCAAATGTTTCGTTTGTATATGTGCATCCTATACCAATACTCTCATCTTCTACAACAACTGCAGTACCATTATAATTATCAGCAAAATCTGAATTTCCTGTAATAATATTAGTTATTACGCCATTTTCTATAATTGCTATTCTTCCCATAATATTTTATTCAAACCAAGTTATTCTTACAAAACCATCACATGCATTTGCTGCTGAAGAAGACCCTGAGCCGTACTTAGCTGCTAAATCGTCACTATTATGATTACCACCATAATATGTACTACCACCCCCTCGACCATACCCTAATGCCCCAGTATAAGCAGTTCCTCCAGCTGCACTATTATGACCCCAACCACCGCCGGCATATCCATAATATACGGTTGTGCCTCCGCTAGCAGTTATACTTGTGCCACCGGCGCTTGCAAAAGCAACGGTAGTGTTACCTCCATCACAGTTATCACACGTACCACCAGCCCCAATTGTTACCGCACAACCTGTAGTTGAATTTAAAGTTTCATATCCGAATATAACAGCACCACCTGATCCTCCAGCACCTCCAGTACCTCTTTCACCACCACCAATTATCATATAGGCTATTCTTCCACCCGCATCAATTAAATCTTGACTTGGAGTAAATGTCCCAGAAGCAGTAAATTCTGCATATTTAGGTATACCGCCACCGCCACCGCCGGCTGCTGGAAAAAAATCTGTAAAATTACTCATATTATGTTATATTTTATTGTGGACCTATTATTACCCAACCTTGTGCTGTACCAGAATATATTATTTCAAAACTAGCCACAGCATTATTAAGTGTCATTGTTGTGTTACTGCCCATTATTTTATCTGTACCATTAGGTATTAAAGTACATGTCTGTGTACCAGATCTATTACTTATTTTTATAGAATTCCCATCTGCCCCTGCTGGTAATGTTAAAGCAGCACTAGCTGTAAATACATATAAATTTTGGTTATTAGCCGTAGTATTGCTATTTATAACATTTACAGTATATCCCCCTGCTATAGTAAAATTATTAGGAGAATTTGTAGTAACTGTTATTCCTGTACCTCCAGTTAAAGTTGCAGGCGCCAAAGTTCCACCTGAATTTAAAAATCCTACTGATCTTACTTCAATTATAACACCATTTGGAGGTGCTGTTGCAAAAGTAAGTGTATTACCAGATAATGTAAGAGTACTTACATTTTGATATAAACCATTTAAATATACTTCAACTGCATTTAAATCAACTGGTGTAATACCAAGGGCGTAAGCTGTTGTAGAACCATTACCTGTAAAAGTATCTGTATATAAAGCATTGGTAGATGCTGATATAGAGCCTAGTACCATTACCTCAATAGTATAGCCATTTTGAGGGGCTGTAACAAAAGTTAAAGTAGTCCCTGAAATACTATAAGTACTTTTATCTTGGTAAACACCTTGCATAAATACAAAAGTCATATTTTCTTCGTTGACTGTTTGATTTAATGTAAAAGCTGTTTGTGATCCTGTTCCTGTAAAATTGTTTTTTTCAAATCCACTTAAAGCAAGCGCTTTAACATGTACTACCTCTATGTTAGAACCATTCGGTGGTGCTGTATTAAATACTACATTATTACCTGTGGTTTGATATGTTAATTTAGATTGATAAACTCCGCTTATATATACTTGCGTAGCATTTTCATTTACTATAGATAAAGATGTATTAAAACTAGTGGTAGTCCCATCACCTACAAATTCATCTACTTCAATAACTCCATCAACTGAAACATAATGAATTATTTCAATTTCAGTAGTATTAGGTGGGGCTGTGCTAAATGTTACATTTGAACCCGATGTTGAATATGTATCTTTATCTTGATACACCCCATCTAGATATATCTGTATGTTATTTTCTGAAGCAATAGTAGAAGATACACCATAAACCGTTGTACTTCCATTGGCTGTATAATTATTTCTTTGTACTGTAACTGTCCCACCACCTGAAGCAGTAGATTCAATAGTTAAAGTATCTGTGGCCGCATTAGTAGTTAGATTAATATTACTACCGGCTGCTATATTAAGTGTATCAGTAGCTGAATCAGCAACAATATCCGATTGGCCAGAAACTGCTATAGTTTTAAAAGCTTCGGTTACCGTACCACCACCACCACCTATTGCACCCCAAGCTGGCGTTGATCCGAAGTAACCTTCAAATTCGTCTGTAGTTGTGTTATATCTAAACATCCCAACAGTAGGCGAACCTGGTCTTTGAGCTGTTGTACCATCTGGTACTTGAACCCAATTACCGCTTGTTAGTGATAGATAGCCATCAATCTCTACCGAACTTTTGAACTTCGTAGCCATATATTATTTTTATTATCCTATTTTCTGTACAAGTACTCTTAT